AAAAGGGCAGAAACGTATTAATATCGTGCACAAGAACGCCGGTTTGTGGATGTGTTTGTTCGCACTAACATCATCTCTCAAACCGGCGTTCTTGTTTTTGACTTTCCCGGGATTCCGTGAAGAACCTAAAAAAACCCCGCTCGGATGAGCAGGGCTTGTGTGTTTCGTCAGGGGGCAGTACGAGATATGGGATTTATGCTCGCTCAGCCGCACATTTGTGTCAAGCAACTTCTAACAGCTCTGTTATGACTCTCGACACCGGCCCAAGTGCCTGCCGGTCGAAGTCGTTGCACGCACCGAAACAAGCCTCGCAGAAAGGCTGCCACTCGCGCTCCCAGTTTCGGCTGTCGAGCTTCACGCCGTAGACCTGATACAGCCACTCCCTGAACGCTTCCGGCTTTTCCAGCGGGTCACTGCAGCCGCCCTGCCCACCCTGGTTCATCATGCGGTACCGGAACAGAACGCCCTTTGCGACAAACTCCGCGCGTTCGAACTTCTTCTGAGTCATGCGCTGCCCGGCCTCCACGGCAATGCGGAAAACTCCCGCCTCTGCCATTTCGCGCTGCGCTGGCTGGTCAAGCGGTGAGTACATGAAGTCACCGAACGCCCGCAGGTATGGCGGCAGCTTACTGATCGCGGCCTGCACTGCGCCGGCGATGGCCTGGTGGGCAGCATGGTTTGCGTTGACCGATTTACAGGTTGTCTGCACCGAAGCGCCCAGCTTCGCCCATTCAGAGGCGACAGCCATAACGCTATCCCATGGCTGGTAGTAGGCATCGTGCCATGCCTGCCGCGCGCTGTTCAGTCTCATGCTTATTCCCCCGCTGTAGTTTTATCATTCGCCTCTGCATACACGCGCACCCGCACGATCCCGCCCTTCACAGGATCGGCAGCAAGCCTGAATCGTGTTGAGAACCGGCTGTCATCAATGCCCAGCGCAGCCGCTATGCCATCCCGTCCGGACTTGAACGCGGCCAGGCAGTTGTCATCGTCCCTGCGCTGCCTGCTGGGCGGGATGAACTCGATATCCAGCACCAGTGATCCGGCGGGCGCCTTGATGCCAGAGTGAATCGTCAGCAGGTGGCATTCAGACTTGTAGCGCTGCGCGATCTGGTTCTTCTTGGCCCAGTGCGTCCGGGCGTTCGGGTTCAGCTCTTTCGGCGGCCATGGCAAATCGATAATCACGCGACAACCTCCCTATCCAGTATCCGGTTGCATTCGGCCTGCAGATCGGCCTGCTTGCCGTACTTGGCCTCAAACCGGCCCTTGTTGCCGTGTACCGACTCGATGCCCTCGCCGTTCGGCATGTGGTGGTAGAAACAGAGAGGCAAAACCCTCATGTGACACCCTGGGCGTGTTCGTCCCTCGATGTGATGGATGCTGACGTGATGGTTCAGTCGGCCATCCTTGCGGCAGGCGATGCAGCCGACAACGTTGGCCAGCCTGTCGTGGTAGCCGCGTTCGGCCTTGCTGGGTGCTTTGCCCTTCATTCGCCCTCCGCCATCAGCGGCCAACCCTGCTCTGCCGACCACTGCTCAATCCGTGTCATGTAGTTGCCGAACTCCTCGACGCTCAGCTTTGCGGTGCTGATGCCGATCTGGCCTCCGCCTGGCAATTCCTCGATGCCGATGAACTCGCGCTTGAAGTGCTCGTGCCATGCGTCCTTGCTGAACTGCTTGCCATCGATCCAGGCAATGTCCGACAGCTCCAGCAGCAACGCCCAATACCGCTTGTTCTGGTCAATCGAGCGCTTGGACTTGAGCGGGCGCAGCACCAGTTCGTAACCGGTTCCGGCCTCACGCATCAGGCCGGTGACCAGGTCGTAGGCCGTGCGGAACGCCGGCTTGATGCCAGCTGCGCCTTGAATGCGGAACGTGCGACTAGCCAACAGTCACCCCCTTCACCCGCTCCACACCAAACCGCGCGTGACAGTCCGCCGTGACCTGCTCAAGCGTCACTGGATCTGGATAGATCACGCTGCCGCCGGTCCCGTCGTGCAGCTCGAACCGGAATAGACGGTTCATTCCGGCAGCCCCGCGATAATCACCAGGATCAGCAGTGACAGCAGGAGCCAGCGGGTGGCGGCGTATCGGTCTGCCTGCTTGTCGTCACTCATGCATCCACCAAACAGCCATGGCGCTCTTCCTTCCGCGCCCGGCCTCGCTCAAGGGTCAATGGGTCTCGGCTTGATACAACCCAGCCGTTCTTCAGGTACTGGTCGACCAGGTGGCGTAGGTCGAGTTGGGTGCGGTGGTTTTTGGTCATGCGGTACGCTCCAGTTCTTGCGGCTGCTGCTCCTTCTGCCCGCTGTATTCAACCCAACTGCGTGGACGGCTGCCCTCACTTTCCAGGTATTGGGCTGAGCCAGGGTCAAACCAGAGCGGGATATTCGCCTCGACGCCAGTCAGACGCTGCTTGCCTATCAGGATCTTGACGTCGCCCTGATGGTCAAATTGGTGGTCACCTTCTTTCAGCGCGGCCTCTTTGCGCTTGTTGCGCCACACGGTCAGCACGTTGTCGGCAAGGTCTGTGAGGATTGCACCGCCCCGAACGTCCAGCTTTCCGGGTGGCTTCGTCTCGTCGTCCGCCTTGCGTGGGTGGGCTACCAGGTGAACATGCACGTCCATCTCATGCGCGAAGCCCACCAGCGCTTCCATCGCCGCCTTTTGGCCGTTGTAGTCGTCCTCACCCATACCCAGCTTGGCCAGGCTGTCCACGATGAACTGGCGCACGCCGTAGCGCTTGGCGCAGTAGCGAAAGGTGTCTAGCATTTCGCTGGTTTTGGCTGAGCCGATCTGGTTGTAAATCCAGAGGTTCGGCCCGATCTCGTCCATGATGCGCTCGACGTATCCCCGGCTTGGGTAGGCAGTGCCGCCAGCCTGCCGCACCATGCGTTGCAATGTCCGCTTGGCTGGCATCTCCATCGACGCGATGCAGAATCGCTCTTTGGTGCGGCCGCGCATGCCGTGGAACGCGATGTAGTTCAGCGCTTGCGACTTGCCGTGACCAGACCAGCCAGTCCAGACGGTGACCTCGCTACCACGAAAGCGGATCAGGTCGCGGGCCTTGAGCCACGGCATTTCCATGCCTGAGAGGACGGGGTTTCGGTCGAAAAACTCGGCCATCACGTCCGCCGTGAAGTCGGCAGCATTGACCAGCTTCTCCGGGTCCAGGCTTTTGGCCTTCGCGTAGCGCTCGTCAATGTCCTCGCGGGTGTAGTACAGGGCATCCAGCGCGGTGTTGAAGTCCTTGCAGCCCAAGCTCAGGATGCGGCAGCGCTCGCGTCCGAGGCGTTTCACGATCTCGTCACAAGCGATCTGCCCGGCCTCGTCCTCGTCCATCGCGATGTAAATCACGTCAAAGCGCTGGAGGTTCTGGTACTCGTGCTCGATCCAGTTTTGCTTTGCGCCAGAACCGCCACCCATCGGCACCGAAAGAGCTGGCCTGCCGTACTGCCAGGCCGTCATCGCATCAATCTCGCCCTCGGTGATCGTGACCTCGCGTGCATCGCCCGGGACGGCCTGCCATCCGAACAGGCAAGGCTCAGAGCCAGCCGCCGCCATGATTTTTTTCTTACCGTCCACCCGGTCAACGCACAGGGTTTTCCAGTGGATCAGGGTGCCGTCGCGCAGGTACGGGAACACGATGTCGCGCCCCTTCTCGCCGATCTTGAACGCGGCAATAGTCCGATCTTCCAGCCCTCGGCCCGCGAGATATTCCATGACGGGGCTTTTGGCCTTTGGCGCGGCGCACTTTGGCCGCTCTGGCCGCGTGTACTGCTTGCGGACGACAGGCTCCAGTCGCGTATCCCTCACGCCGAGGTACTTGCGGGCCTCGTCCATCGCTTGCTTGAGGTCGCACCGGTTCACGGCTGCCCACAGGTCCAGCAAATCGCCGCCAGTCTCGCCGGTCGCAAAGTCCTGCCAAACCCCTGTTTTATCGCCCCTGATGCACACGCCCATGCTGCCGCCAGCCGAGCCGTCCAACCCTCCGACTTTCCACTCGCCGCCCTCGCGCTTGCCGCCAGGGAGCAGGTGGTTACAGACCTCAAGCGCACGGTCGGCCAGCGCTTGTGCGATCTCTGAGGGGGTCATCGTGAGAACACCGTCGGGTAACCGGTTTCGCGGCTGTGCACGCCGTCACGGCAAACCTCGTGAACGCCAGCCTCCCATTCCGGGTGGTAGAACTCGCCTTCGCGCAGTGGTGGCCGCTCGCTGCGTGGTCGGAACTCATGGACGTTCGATCTCAGGACTTCAGCCCAATGCTCGTCTGGACCGAGGAACGTGCACGCCTGCTTCACGAAGCTCGTGCCCTCGCTGCCCTTGGTGCGCATCTGCTCGGCGTAACGGTTTGCCGCCGCGATCAGGTCGTCTGCCGACACGCCAGCCCTGATCCTCGCCTTCCAGGCTTTCCACGCGGACTTTTTCGGGTTGCCACCGTCTCGCTTGGGGTAGGACTTCCAAAAGCGTTCGAACTCGGCAGAGTACGCACTCGTATCATCGCCAGATGGTACAAGTGGTTTTTCTTTATCTTCTTCTGTATCTGTATCTGTATCTTGAGCCGTTACTGTAACGTTACATGGCCGTTTCGCCTTCTTCTTCATCCGCGCGCGATAGGCTGCAACCCTTGCAGCGCTTGAGTCTGAGGCGTACTGGCGCTTATCCCATGCAACCGGCTGCAGCGCCTCATCTATCAATCCACGCTCAATCAAAACAGCCTTTGTTTCAGCCATTTCCTCGTTACTGATACGTAACTGAAACGCGACCTCTGTTTCATGTAACGTTACACCGTCGTTACTGCAACGCAGACACAAGAGCATGATGTAGCGGCGCTGATGAATCTCCGAAAGCATCTGAACTTTCGGGTCCGTGGCAAATTCTGAATACATGCGAAACCAGGGATTAGCCATGTCAGATCTCCAGCTCGTCGGTGACTCGTTTGATGAAGTCGTCATAGCTCTCGGCCATGGCGATGCCGCGCCGCTCCAGGTCTTCGCGGAGCGCCTTGGCGGCGCCGTACATAACCCAGCGGTCTCGCTCATCAAGATTTCGGAAATGGGAATAGCGCGGCCAAGGGCCGGCAATGACCGCCGTGGTTGGCGGCTTGGGGTTGATGGCGTCGATCAGGTGTTCCATAATCAGCCTCGTCTATTGCTGTGAAATGGGCGCGGCTGCTACCGCGACCAACGAGGCCCGGAGGTGATCTACACAATCACGCCGGGCCTTTTCTTTTTCCGCTCCACGACAGAGCGCAACGCGCTTAGCCGCAGTCATCGCGAAGTGTTTGTGCTGTGCCTTGTTCATCAGCCCGCCTTCACGGCTTCAACCAGAACATCAATGCTCTGCTTGGCCTCACCGGCTTCGCGCAGGATCTTCTGTCGCTCGATCTGCGATACCCGACCGTCATCCAGCGCATCGGTAACCGCTCGGGTCACATCGGCCACCTCGGCGCTCATGTGCAGCAGCGCGCTGGTCAGCTCCTGCGCCGCCGGCTTTTCCTTGGCAACCAGCTCAAAGCCGAACGCATCAGCCAGGGCGGAAAGCGGGCGCATGTCGCAGCTCAGCGCCAGAATCTGCAGGAACTGTTCAAGGTTCAGCCTGTGGGTATCGTCGTTCGGATTGACGCGGTTCAGCAGGCTGGTGTGGCTGGTGCCCATTCGGTGCGCCAGTTCCTTCGGGCCTGCGTCCAATACCGTTTCGTGAACCGCTCTAAGCACTTCGTCCATGTTCGGGAAACCTCTGTTGGTTTGTCGTAGCGGCATGGCAAAGCCCCTGCCACCATGTGATCGTGGTCAGGCGGCTGGCTTGTCAGCTTGCGCTGCAGCTTTCAGCTTTCCCTTTGTGATCGACTGAATCTGGTACTGGCGCAGCATGGGAACGGTCTCTCCCCACTGAGTGATTGCACTCGGGAAGATGCCAAGCGCCTTCGCCAACTTGCTTTTCGAGCCGAAGAAATCGGCTGCGTCTTGCGTCTTCATAGAGGACCCTCGCTTTGTCTCTTGCAGAATTACAGCATACTGAAATAAATCGTTCAAGCAACTTGAATGATGACTGCATGCTTAAATTCAGCTCACTTAAACTTTCCGATATGGAAAGACATGAACGAGTTGC